AGTTTAATTCTGCTGCTGTAGCTGTTACGTCTGTTCCTCCTATATCTAGAGTAGTCATTGAAACTTCTCCAGCTATAAGTGTTCCAGCAGTATAACCAGTAGCTCCTGTATTAACAGTTGTACTAGGCTCTGTTTGTGTATCTACAAATAATCTAAAAGTATTATCAGTAGAAGCATCAAAGAAAAGACCAGCATATTTAGTTGTACTAGATTCTACATATTTACCAAATAAACCAAAGTCTGTAGCATTACCACTATTATTATTAGCTAGTGATTGGAAATTAGAGTTAGATACTATACTACCTGTTTGGGTTGTACTTCCTGTAACTACTAAATCTCCTGATACTGTTAAATCATTTGCAATAGTAACATCGTTAGATAACTTAGCACCTGTAACTTGATCGTCTGCAATATGTGCAGTATCAATACTACCGTCTGCTATTTGAGCTGAATCAATAGCATCGTCTGCTATCATAGAGTTTACAATAACATCTGCACCAATTACAAAGTCTAGTGTATTATCACTATCATCATAAGTTACTGCTATGCCAGTTTCTGTATTAGAACTAACCATAGCACCAACTGTATCTGAAATAGTTTCAGCTAGAGTTGTACCGTTAACTGTTATAGCATCTGCTTCTAATGTACCATCAACATCAACATTACCTGAAATATCTAAAGTTGCTGCTGCTAGTTGACCACCAATAGTTAAATTACCAGAACTAGGATTATAAGTAAATCCTGTATCAGTTTCTAATCCTTGTGTTCCTGTAGCTCCATCAACAAATACAGGAAATATATTTTCATCTGTACTATTATTAGCTGTTATAGTTGATGCTGTAGAAATTGCTGCAGTACCTGTAATGTCACTTGAAGTTAATGCAAGTGTACCTGTAGACGATGGTAAAGTAAGTGTAATATTACCTGAATAAGCTGAGTGAGCTGCTGATTGTAATCTTGCATAGTGAGCATTTGAAGACTCACAATAAAAATCTATGTATGATTGTGTACCACCATTTTTAATAGCAATAGCACCTTGAGATATTGCTACTCCATTTGTAGAGCCACCAGCAATACCTAATGTTCCTGCAATAGTAGCGTTAGTATCTGCTGTTAAAACACCAGTAACATCTAATGTACCTGCAATGTCTATGTTAGTATCAATCATTGAACTAACAATAGAGTCAGCACCGATTACAAAATCTAATGTATTATCTGAATCATCGTAAGTTACAGATATACCTGTTTCAGTATTAGAGCCAACCATAGCTCCTACAGTATCACTAATTGTTTCTGCTAGTGTTACACCAGCTATAGTAATTGCATCGGCTTCTAGTGTTCCATCTATATCTGCATCACCACTTATATCTAATGTAGCTGCATCTAATTCGCCACTAATAGTAATATTTCTACCACCAGTAATATCTTTGTTTGAATCTGTTATAATAGCTTTACTTGCTATTACTGTTCCATTTGTTATACCATCTATAAGATTTATATCTGCTGCACTAGCTGTCACACCATCTAGGATATTAAGTTCTGCTGCTGTAGATGTAACCCCATCTAATATGTTTAGTTCTGCAGCAGTTGAAGTTACACCATCTAATATGTTTAATTCAGCAGCAGTAGATGTTACTCCATCTAATATGTTTAGTTCTGCTGCGGTAGATGTAATAGCTGTACCATTAAAGTTAATAGCATCTGCATAAAGAGTACCATCAAAATATCCATCTTTAAACTCTAAAGAGCTAGTACCTAGATCAATATCGTTATCTGTAACAGGTATAATAGCACCATCAGCTATGTATAACTGTTGTACAGGACTACTAGAGACTTGTACATAAAATTCAATATAGTTATTTGTTGTATCAATTAATACTTTGTTATTAGGAGCTGTTTCTCCTGCATCTCCAATCAATCCTATAACTGGTCCTTCAGCAGTAGTACCATCATGTCCGTGACCTGACGTATTGCTAAAAGCATTTAAAATTTGATTGTATTCGTTATTGAATAATGCAGCAGTTATTGTATCTCCATCTGAAAACGAACTCTGTCTTATGTACCCTGCCATTTGTTTATCTCCTACCTGAAGGTATAAAATCTATATATAAACCATTTATTTTGTATGGTGGTTTTGTATCCTCTGTAACAATTGTAAAGTTATTACTTGTGCCACTTCCTTGTACTGGTATTCTTATCATTGGTGCAAAAGTACCACCAAATACTGTTGCGTTAAAAGTAGCTTCTGCAAATATTGCAGGTGGATTAACTGTACCAAAAGAAAAATCACTTGTTGGTTGTGGAATATCTTGACTATTAAAGTCATATTTAATTTGTAGTGCTGGAGTTACAACTCCTTCGGCTGAACAAGAAACTCTAACATAATGTAAAGTTTTTAAAGTTCCTAAGTCTCCGTAGTCATAGTCTGGTGTGGCATATCTAGCCAGTATGTTAGACCCATTAAAATCGTCACCTGAATCGTGTATAAGCACATAGCCATCAGTATCACCATGAAAATATTTTTCAACACTTTTATTATTAAACCCAGCTCCTATACTGGTTACTTCTATTCCTCTTGTTTCTGACCACTCAAATCCATTTGGTCTAAGTGTTCCTAAAATTCCTTTTTGTTGTGAATTAACAGTAGTTGTATCAGTATAAAATAATCTGTACTGAGATTTTTCTCTAATTACAACACTTGATATTACAAACTTGTCAATGTTTTCTGCTAACTGTGTAATAATAGGTTGTATAGCTTTACTAACTGTACCTAACTCAACGTCTCCAATTCTTGCAGTACCAGCAACCGTTCTTAATCCATCAGGTGCTAAAAATACAAGGTCACCAGCTATCTCTTGAATACTGTAACCTGATAGACACCCAATGTTTTTTGCAACTGGAATTACTACCGGTGTACCATTTATATCTTGTAATTTAAATATACTATTTCTACAAAATATAAAAAGTTCATTACGGAAACTTTTAATTCCTACTATTTGATCTGATAAAGTTATAGAACCTGAACCAGTACCATTAAAAGTTGTAGGGTCTAATAGTGTGCTGTAAAATACTGTACTAAGATTATCTTCAACACCTGCAACAACTAAATGTTTATCGTGTATTTCTGAGTGTGTTGCAAACTTTGTACCTGTTACAGTAATTTCACCACCAAAAAATGTTCTTGTATTGATGTTATCACCTGTACCTTCCATTCTAAAAAAGTAAGGTTTGTTAGCTCCATCACATATAATTAATAAACCGTAATCAAATGCAGCACCTTCAAACAATGAAAAACTAATTTTTCCTTGTCCTGTTCTAGTAAGTGTACTACGTCCTGTAAAGGCTGTATGATTATCTCCACTAGCATCTACTGAACTTCTACTTACATTTAACCAACTTGTACCATCTTGACTAAAAAATATTCCTGTTGATGCACAAGCTATAACACCATCTCCATAAGGTATTACCCCTTGAATTGTATCTGTGCTTCCACTTACTTGTGCAGCACTACCAGCTCCAAATCTACTAAAACCATTAATACGTCTATAACCACCCTTAACAGATACTTCAAAGTTTCTAAGTTCTCTAGCTACACCGGGAGTTTTAAGTAAGTCAATCTGATTAGAAGCTTTGACTAAACCACCGGCACATGCAACTGTATAAGGTTGTGATGTTGCCATAAATTAAAAGTATTTTCTATCGTCTGTCATAGTACGAGGAGTCGGATTAATTAAATTAGATTTCATGTTTCTTAATGCTTTTTTGTAATCATCCATAGCAAACGCTGCTTGTTGTGGAGATTCTTTAAACTGCCATACATAGTATCTTGTTTTAGCAGTTATAACATTTGTATATTGTTCTGGGAATACAACTGTATCTCCATGAGCTGAAAGCTTTGTAGGCTTTTCAAACGCATAGAAATGTACGTTGTAAACTTTGTCAGGAATTGGACTTAAGCCAAACTTCCTGCTATCTGGTGATTTAATAACTCTGCAAGGCTCACCATAAGCCTGTGAATCTGCATCGTCTATATTTTCATTGTCTCTGTAATATCTTTTCCAATCAGCTAAGTTTAAAAACTGTAGTCCTCTTGAGACAAAAGGAGATGATTCACCGCTTACATTAATGGTAGTTAAATAAAAATCATCCCAGTCTATCGAAGCGTAATCGTCTTGAACGCTTGAGCTACTAGCTTTTAACTCGTACCATCTAGTACCAGCTACTGTAGCCACTGTTACGTTTCCATAGAATGGATCAGTTCCACCACTTTCGCCAACTGCAAAAAATGGTAACTGTGGTTCTTCATTTGCTATATCAAATATAGATTTATTTATTGCATCTTTTACAAACTGCTGAAGTCCTACAGCACTTGAAAAGTTTGCAGACGTAAGAGCTATCTCATTGAGTTCTCTTAGTACTTCGTTAGTTAAATCTAAATATGTTGTTGCCATTACTTACCTTTAGCTTTTAGTTTTGCTTTCTTACTTAAATCTTTAAAGTGATAAAGTCTTTCACTTGTTTTTGTATGAGTTTTATTAGAGTGTAATTGTCCGTTAGGCATTTTATGAGTGTTGCCTTTAAATTCAGTTCCATCTCTTTTATAATGGG